CTTCTATCACCGTAGCTGATGCAACAGGTGAGGCGGCTTTACACACAACTTTACCAGCAGGAACAACTTTGTTTATGAACGTGACAGCAATAACTCTGACAAGTGGTGTTGGGGTAGGTTATCACGAAGGGCCTACTACATAAGATATGTTAGCATTAAAACTAGGAATGAGTTTAGTGTCTTCTAATAAAGGAGGTGCTGGTGCGTGGTCACCTATTGATGAATCAAGCCTGATAGCTTGGTATCAAAAAGGTGAGGGAATTACTTTAAATGGTTCTGATGTTAGTCAATGGGCAGACAGCTCTACCAACTCCAATGACATGGTTCAAGCAACCGCAACTGAGCAACCTGCTTATTCAAATGGTGTTTTAACATTTAATCCATCAGACAAAAATAATTTAGAAACGGCTAGCCATATTACTATTGAGGATGAATTTACAATTGGATTTAAAGCTAACCTTCTAGGAACTAATGTTGTTTTTTTAGGTTCTAATAGTGGGGCAAAAAATGAGTTTTTTAAATATCAAAGTACTACTAGATTATCTATTAGAATTAATGGTGTAACAAAACAATTTGACTTAGCTAGTGGGGAATTTTCGGATGACTACATAGTTATAACACGAGACTCCTCAGACCTTATAACTGTTTACAAAAACGGAACAGCTATGGTAGATACAAGAACTTTAGCAGGAACAGTAGATATAGATGCTATTGGTGTTAGGGAAACTGATTTAAACCCTTTTAATGGAACAACAGAGGAGATTCAATTTTACAGCTCAGAAAGCGCAGCGCTAAGAGCTAATGTTACCGAAAGACTAGCAAGTTTATAAAATAAAAAAACATGAAAGACAATATCATAAATATTAATTTAGAAACAAGTACAGCGCCAATCGTACAAGAAACAAGGGGTAGAGATTGGATTGAATATGGTACTGACAATTGGAGGAATTTATATCCACAGTTTTTAATTGATTTATACTACTCAAGCTCAATATCAGCAGCTATTATAAACGCAACATCTGAGATGATAGCAGGTGAAGCTCTTATAATAGAAGATGAAAGTGAGAGGGGATTAGAGGCTACCGTAAAGCTTCAAAACTTTATTAATAGAGCTAATGGTAACGAGAGTCTTCATGAAGTAATAAAGAAACTAGCATTTGACTTTAAATTACAAGGAGCATTTGCTTTAAACATAGTATGGTCAAAAGATAGAACTCAGATTGCTGAGGTTTATCATTTAGATGTCTCTAAACTGAGATGTGCAAGACCAAACGAATTCGGTAAAACACCTGGTTATTATATCTCAGCAGACTGGTCAAATACAAGACAAAACAAGCCTTACTACGTTCCTGCCTTTAACGCTAACGACAGAACTTCAGCTAATCAAATAATGTACTCAGGTCTTTACAGTCCTAATATGAATTCGTATTATACTCCTGACTATGTATCTTGTAATAACTGGGCGTTGATTGACGCTAGAGTTTCAGAGTTTCATCTAAACAACATATCTAATGGTTTTGCAGGTTCGTTTATGATTAGCTTCGCAAATGGAATTCCAACTCAAGAAGAGAGAATGCAGATAGAACAAAGTCTTACTGATAAATTCTGTTCTGAAACTAATGCAGGAAAATTTGTACTTACATTCTCAGATGATAAGACAAGAACTCCTGAAATCACACCAATAAACACAAGTGATTTGGATAAGCAATATATCGCACTCCAAGAACTTCTCACTAGCAACATTTTAAGCGGTCACAGGGTAACATCTAAGACTCTTATGGGTATTGACTCTGCTAATGGTTTTTCAAGCAATACAGACGAAATTATAAACGCTGCTAACTTTTATTTAAATACGGTTGTAAAACCATTCCAAGACCAAATAGTAAAACAGCTAAGAAAGATATTCCAGATTAACAACATGGATATGCCTGTTAATTTTGTACAGCTTAAACCAATTACTGTTCAGTTTGATTCTAAGACTATTAGAGAAGTAATGACAACTGATGAAATACGTGATGAATTAGGACTAGAGCCTTTAGGTGACGAAGATACAGTTGAGCAAGATGTTAAGCTTAGTAAAGTTGGAATGATAGACGGACAGCCTGTTTTTAGCACAATAGAAGAGGCTGAGGCGCATGCAAAGACCGTGGGGTGCGAGGGGTACCATGAGCATGAATATGAAGGGAGAACGGCTTATATGGCGTGTGAGGGGCATGAAGAGGCTACGGAGCTTTCTAAGTTTATTGAAGAATTTGGAGAAGATATACCAGAAGACTGGGAATTAGTAGAAGAAGAAATAGTAGATGGAGAACACCAAGACTTCGATTTTGAAAAAGAATTAAACCAATATCAAAGTGATAAACTTGAATTAGCTTCTACTGGTACCGCAAGACCAAATGCTAGAAGTAGTCAAGATGGAACCAATAAAGAAGATAATGAGTTTTATAAAGTGAGATATGTTTATACTAAAGATAATTTTTTAAGCCAAGAAGGAAGTACTAGAGAGTTTTGCAGACTAATGTCTTCGGCTTCTAAGGTTTATAGGAAAGAGGATATTTTACAAATGGGCAATAGACCTGTAAACGCTGGATGGGGCCCAAGAGGGGCTGCCACTTACAGTATATGGCTTTACAAAGGAGGCGGTAACTGCCATCATTTCTGGCTAAGACAAATTTATAAAACCTCTTTAAGAGGAGCTAAAGGTGATATAAAGCCTAGCGAGGCAATTTCTTATACTAAAGCATTGTCAGAAGGTTTTACTGCTGAAAAAAATGATAACTTAGTGGCAAGACCCCCTAAGAGAATGAAGAATAACGGATTTTTAGAACCAAGATAATTATGGCATACGTACTATTTATATCAGAACAAAAATTAAAAGAATCTACTGCAATTAATTTAAATGTAGATACCGAATTGCTTTTACCTTATGTGAGGCAAGCACAAAAACTATATGTAGAACCGAAACTTGGTACAGACTTGAATCAAAAGCTAAAAGATTTAATTACAGCAGGAACAGTAGGTGATGTGGCAAATGCAGCTTATAAGACTTTATTGGAAGACTATATTGGTGATATGCTCCCGAACTGGGCATTTTATCATGCCGTACCATTTTTACGTTTTAAAATTGAAAATGGAAACATATACTCTAAAACATCTGAAACAGGAACAGCTTTAAGTACTGAAGAAGCGCAACATCTTCGTGAAGAAATAAGAAACACATCTGAATATTACACCGAGAGAATGATTGAATATGTTAGAAATAATACGTCAAGCTTTCCAGAATACTCTACTAATTCAGGGGCTGATGTTTCTCCAGATAGCAATGCATATTATAATGGCATGAACCTAGAAAGACCAATGAATCAAGGAACAAAACTTACATTGAGAGATTTTTTAACTCCTGATTTAACATAATGAAGAAACACTACAAACCAAAATCAATAAACATAACTAAGCTTAAATCCTACTTGGATAAAAAGCCTAATACAAAAAACAATGACCGACCTAAGAGACACACTACAAGTAGGGCTAGCTAACGGATCAGCAATTGGTTTCAGTATTACTGATTGCAATGAATACCTTACGCTAATTTCACTAATTCTAGCGATAAGTTTTACTATTTATAAATTCGTAAAATTCAAGAAATGAAAAAACTAATATGCAATCTTATATATAAATTAACAGGGCAAACATATTGTCTTAAGTGGTGTGGTGATTGTAGTTTCAAAGGGTGCAAATGAAAAAGACAAAATTAAATAGCACAAATCCTAAGTATAACAAAAACAAAGAGAATGATGTTAAAGTGCGTCAAGAACTTGTTGCAGAAGTTAAAGGGTGTAAAATCTATAAAACCTACTATCTCTAAGCCTAATCACATAAACCTTTTAATTATTAGGGATACTTTTACTGATAAATCTACTATCGGTGAATTATTTTTGAACGGAGAGAGGTTTTGTGATACTTTAGAACTACCCTACAAAGACAATCAAAGAAGTATATCTTGCATTCCAGCAGGACAATATAAGGTAAGATTAAGATACCCAAGAGAAAGTGGAACAAGAAACTATCTACATTTATTAGTACAAGAGGTAAAAGACCGATCATATATATTATTTCACAGAGGCAATACAGCTAAAGACACCAGAGGATGTATCCTAGTAGGACAAGGTACTCAACAAGACATTGTTCACAATTCAACTTTAGCAATGGATTTACTTATGAAAGAAATTATAAATTTGGGAGGCACAAATATTAATTTAATAATCAAAAATAAATAATTATGAAAACATGGATAATCTCGGCTATATTAAAGTCGAAAAAGTTTTGGTACGCAGTAGGTTCTATTGTAATTCCTGGAATCGTTACACTACTTGGAGTTTCTCCTGAGACTGCACAAGAAATCTTTTATGCTGCTTTAACACTAGTCTTAGGGCAGGGAATTGCAGATGCTTCAAAAAAATAATAGATACAGACTAAAACCACATGAAATTGTGGCATTAGAAAAAATGAGGGAAACCGAAGCTAGAAATATTCTAGTTATCGGTGACCTTCATGAACCATTTTGCCTAGATGGTTACTTGGATTGGTGCTTAGAGCAATACGAAGCATTTAATTGCACACAGACAGTCTTTATAGGCGATATAATCGACAATCATTACAGCAGCTACCATGAGACCTCTGCGGATGGGATGGGAGGCTTAGAAGAGCTAGATTTAGCGATAAGCAAAATATCTAAATGGTATGATGCTTTTGATGATATTGGAACTAAAGTTATTATAGGCAACCACGACCGTATTATAATGCGTAAAGCGCAGACATCAGCAATACCCTCTAAGTGGATTAAGTCTTACAAAGAAGTTTTAGGAACTCCTAATTGGGATTTTGTAGAAAGATTTGAGCAAGATGATGTACAGTATATTCATGGTGAAGGCGGTACTGCTAGG